AACGGGGTCCGCGATCGTAGCCATTTGCACCCCGAGGCCGTCACCGACGGTCGTCAAGGGAGCCATTGCCAGAACAAAAGCATTCTTGTTGTAGGCAAGATTCTGTACGACATTCGTAGTCGAGGCGAGAATAGTCACGACCTCGGCTCCGGCGACGGCGATCTCTAGTCCGCGAGGATCAGAGATCACGATCGTACCCGCGCCACCGGCGAACGTAACATCGGCTCCGGCGGTATACTGGCGGCTGTGTCCCGCGATGGTGAACATATCACCCTGAAGTACCGTCTCTGTACCCGTGAAGCTATCCACGATAAGAGAGGTAGCGTTGATGAGTTGAGCACCGTTCACGGCTCCGGCGGGATCGCCCGCACTAGCCGTACCCTCGGTATGACTCGGGGTAGCCTGATTTACAAACGGCGTAATCCCGAACTTCGTTCCAAGAGCGCCGCGAACTTGAGTGCTAACTCCTTCGGAGCCCGCGCCATCGGCGCGGTTAAAGTTCGCGTCATTGAGATACTCTTCCTCGCGCTCTCCACCGATCATCAACCAACGCTCGGTCTCCGGTACTGCTCGGTCGGTGAACTGACGACGAATACCGGTGAAATCCTTGAAGGCACTTGATCCACTCTGACCGGCCAAGCGGTAAGGTACATCAAGGTACAACTGACCGAGGCTTGCGTCGATCGTACGAGCAAGCTCGAAGGCGGCCGGGCGAATGTGATCATCGATGATCACTTGCCCACTCTCGCCAATCTCCTTATCGGTGAGAGAGAAGACAACGCCCTTCCACAGATCTAGAGTGATCTGATCATACTCGGGAAGAATATCCGAGCCGGTCGAGATCGGCATATTGGATGAAGTGAACGAACCGGGGCGCCTTACCTCAATGACGGACCCGCGCTTTTTCGCGTCGGCATCGTATCCACGATGCACCGTACGGGCCATTCCGAGAGCGTTCTCCAACTGGATAAGCGCCTCGTTGGCGTAGATCGAAGGATCATACCACTGGCCTTGGGGAATGTTATGTGCCACTTGAATAACCTCCTAGAGAGAGTTTAGCGGCACACAAGTACGGCCGCCGAAAAGTTAATCGTCTACTACTACGGGCATTGCATGACCCGCCTTGACCGCCGCCGCTTTGGCTGTGCGGTACAGAGCCGGGTTCTGCGCCTCGGTGCGAGTGATCGTGAAGGCGGCTTCGCCTTCCTTGACTTGATCAGCGTCCCCGATACCCGGACCTCTTTGACGGCGATCGTCTAAGAGGTCCTTATTCTCGGGGCGGCCTAGAAAGCCGTCCATATACTCAGTCACTCCCATGTACGGGGGCTTGCCTTCCTTCGGCTCCTGAGTGAAAGCGAAAGAATCACCGTCCCGTACGAAAAATTGCCGGTGCTCTTGATCATACTCGAACACGGGCGCGACCGTACTAACAATCGCCGGAGGTGAATCGGGGCGAGGTCTTGTACGAAACGCCTCCTTAACACCGGCAGCGGCTTGGAGAATCTCGGCGCTAAGGCTAGAACTCAAAAGCTCAGAGATCGTAACGTTAGCGGCGTCCAACTTCACGTTGACGGGATCAAGTACCGTCTGATCCCAAGTCTTTCGCTCGGCCGTAAGGCGTTCGTCAATCGACGGTAAATCGCCTTCGGCCGGAAGAGTTGCGTCGGGGTCGATTCCCCAATGTGCAAGAAGGTCGGTCTTGTACTCCGCATCGTCACGTTTGTTGATCAAGATGGACGCGGTACGTCTTGAAAGCTCGGACTGAAATCCGGTCTTCGGCATGAAATCTTTCGCTACCGCTTCGGCCGTCAGCATACCGTCAGGGATCGGAACTTGGATCGTTACCGGCGTCTCTGATCCCTCGGGGGTATACGTATGATCAAAGGTTTCCATTTTACTACCTCACTCGGGAAAATAGCGCGGAGTGGAAAGCGCCTGTTTGGTCTCGCTCCGGAATGGAGCGGTAGTACGACATTGGAAGCTCGTTACAGAAAATCTAACGAGAACACGTATATGGGTCTAGGTGATTCGCGGGGGTTGTGCTTTCTCAGAAAATCTATTAACTTCCTTATGTAAGAAGTTAACCTCGGTAAAGGAAAACCAATGACAGCAAGAGCCGAAGCAATCAGATACGTAGCTGGAAGAATCGTTAGCCATTACGGAACGACCGATAATCTAAAACGGGCGATCCTCGAAATTCTCGGGTCTTCCTCAACGCCTTGCTGTGTAATGGATGTCGCAGATATGTTAGAAGAATCGCCAACACAATGGAGACGGTTCCTCGGAGACATAGAGCGTTACTGCCGGAGCATCGGACTCTAAGTCGCCGCGATGAGCGCACGAAGCCGAGAGTTGACCGCGTCGGTTGCTTGAAGATGGGAATCGACTCGATCACGCATACGAGACGACTCGGCGGCGGACATACGTCGACCAAAGCGGGCGTTAGCCCCGCCGCCACTACGAGCCGGTAACGGCTTCGGTTGTCCGGCTTGCTCGGCGGTACCCACGTTCGGTACGCGCTCGCATCTATCCCACGGATGCGGTGGCGAGGGGACGTCGGATACCGGATACACGCCCGGACCGAGACCATAAAAATCTGAGAACGCCAAAGCGTCACATTCGTCCGGGCCGGAAAGAGTCCCGCGGTCCGGCGCCAATCTCCACGCCACCGTGCGTACCATCGGGTCCAGGGCAAACGATTGCGCCTCGGCTTCGCCTCGCGTGTTATGTAGTTCTGAAAACGCAATCCGGGAGGAGTTGTGTACCATTTGCCTCGCTGAATCTGAGAACGTCCCCCGAAACGTACTTAGGTTAATTCCTTGTTCCTTGAGCAAGGGACCGAGGGCTTTATTAAATGGCTCAGCGCCCTTGACGTATGGTCGGAGACGGCGAGCCAGCTTGTCCGGGCCAATTCCCTCCGCTATCGCTCGTGTCACGATCTGATCGACGTCGTCTCCGGCCGCTCGTGCGTACTCAGGTATCAAGCTTCGCCAGGAGGTCGACGGATGCCCGAGACCCTCATAGGCACCGAGCATAGTTAGCGGCGGGTTACGTATGGCGCCGAGTAGCGCCGGATCTAGACCTTCCATCTTGGCAATCTTGATCGCGGTCTCCGACCATATTGCGTACACCTCCGCGAATGTCAACGCGCGACCTTGCTCGGTTATTTTCAAGATTGAAAACCCAAGGCGACGGGATGCCGTTTGCCCTACATTAAATGTAGACGTTCCAGCCTGAATACGGAGAATTTCCGACTGTGGTAAGTTTGCTACTTGTCGAGCGATAAGATCTGCGTACTCCTCAACCGCGCGACGAACAGCGAGGACGGCCGCTCGGCCTAGCGCCGCCGCCCGCCGCCGGGCTTGGAGTTGAGCCCGGCGGTAAGGCGCTCTACGGCTCTGTCTCCGACTAGCCATCGGTCGTAGGCTGGAAGAAAGACTCGCGATCTAGGGCCGCTTGCTCTTGTGACTGAGCAATATCGAAAGCCTTTTTCTCTAGGTGCTCCGAGAGCAAGATCTCAACGACCGCGCCTTCGTCGTCCACAATGGAAATTTTCTCCTCGGGCTCGACGTAACCTAAAGCCATCAAGTTACGCACAGTCATACGCGCCTTAATTTCCGCCGGGACCGTAAGCGTAGCGAGTAGACCGAGAGCATTGGTCAACGCTTGAGCGTCAACCGCGGCGGCGAGTTGACTAGGATCTGCATCGAGGCCGTCCATTTCGGCAATACGCCCGGCAACCTGTATCAATGCATTTCGTCCAACGGGCACGGGTGACGTCTCACCGAAGTAACGTACCCTAAGATTTTGTAGAAGGAGATCGATATCCAACGGTAGGAAATCTTCACTCCGCGCAACCCGCGCGCCGTACCACTTGCTCGGGTCGGTAAACTCTACCTGAGTAAGTCTCCATAGAGTCTGATTTTCGGCGTCGTCAAGAGCCGCCTTAAGAAGCTGAAGGAAAGCGGCCACACCGGAAGCTACGTCCTGTCGAACTTCCGTTGCGGTACGCTCTCGCGCCGAATCTCCGTATTCACGAAAACCGGTACGCCACAATTCGTCCCGCTTCTGTACCAAAACTTCTGACAAGATCTTCGCGGGCTCCGCTGACGGGAAGATGTATTGATGCGGTTGCGGGAAATCGGGGTGTTGCTGCAAGACGTTCGCTCCTTCAATAAGGGACTTAACGACAGCCTGGAAAAAATCGTCATCGCCCGTAACAACAAGCTTGGGAAAGTGGGCCACCGTAAGGAGGTGGTCACGGTGACTTTCCTTGTTGAAGATCGCATTAGCCTTACGGGCCAAAATATAGCCCACCATCCGAGTAATAGGAAGCTGGACTCGGAAAATTGGAAGTGCGGCCATACCGCTCGGGTCAATAAACTTGTGCGTACCGGTGGCGCCCGGGACTTCCGTAAACTGCCCTTTGGTATCAGACTCGACCTTTGTCCAACGTGTCCACTTTTGAAGATCGAACACCACCCATGATTCGCTTGTCTCAACTTTTTCTCGAAGAGACTTCCGGCCGTCAATCGGATCGATCATCTTCACCTCGATCAAACGGCCATCCTCTTCGATCCAGTTATCGACGAGGCGAGGATGAATCAGACGTATCCTCGCATGACCCGAGGCGCCGCCCTCAACAAGTATCCACATCGTACGAGAATGGATCAGAGCCGTAGCTAGCATCTTAAACACGGTCAGATATCCATTACCTCGCAGATCAGCATTTTGCCATAGTCGGCCGATCAAGGATTGATCATCATCGGGAGAACCAAAGGCTTTGGTCCATGTTCGCTTGGCCGCGCCCTCAACATTGAAGATCATACCGGCTAGGGAATCCACCAGAGCCGAGAAGTGTGGCGTATAGTCGGCGAGGCGTTGCCTCTCCTCGTAGGCTTCGTCACTCTCGCCTTGCGCACGACGGATTAGGTACGTACCGATTTTGGTCGTATCGAGAACGTCGGCGGTATAGTGGTCAAGAACATATCGCCACTTGGCGATATTCTGCGTCCATTCAGCGTGACGTTGATCAAGCCACGAATCCGAAGCGGGCTCCAATTCGCCCCTAAGTCTTACATTCAAATGCGACACGTTGAACCTCCTAAAGCGTAACTACCTCTCCGCCAACTGAAGCGACGGAATGGTATTGGCGAACGAAATTCCAATAGACTACGGCGTCCCCCTTATCGGGTGACCGGCCGAGTATCCCCTTAAAATCCTTTTTACTTTCTAGCGTAATCTTACCATTCTTGGGCTCCCATCTAGGAGCGCATAGATCCTGAAATAGCTCAACGTCGTCCGGTAGCTGTACCCGGCCATGTTGGAGATCTTCTCGGAGTATCCACCACATTTGCGAGCGCAGGTTAGCGAACGTCTCATGCATACCCTTGATACGGATCGGTGTCTTAGCGCCGCTCAACCCTTGGACTTGTACCCCGAGGCGTACCAATTCGTTAAAAGCGCCGACTCCTACACCAACGATATCGAGCCCACACCGACGCGCATCGATATACTTCCCTGCGGTGTAGATTGATCCTCGAAGTAGCGGAAGCACCCGCTCCCGCCCAAAGGCGTTGGCGTCCGGGCAACGATACGTCTTGACCCACAAGAGCCGGGCTCCTATCCCGAGTGCTAAGGCTCCTCGATCACCATTGTCTGAGTTCGCGACGTCGACCCCAAGACTATACGGATCTTCCTTTTCGTTCACCTCGACGATTCGCGTGGATGCCTCTCGACACCATACCCAAGAAATCAGGGAGTCTTTAGCCTCGGCCGGGGAAAGGCCCCGCGTCATAGATCGGTAGAGCCGCGCCTTTGGTCCATGCTTCTTGAGGCGGCGCCGTACTTGCTTGGTCGACGTCGCGCCCGCGATGATCTCCCTATCGGACACCACATTCGGGTGATCAAGCGACGATATACGTAAGTGTATAACTTCGTCCTCTTCGCAAAGTTGGTGGAGAGCGTCTTGTTGATGATCGGGGTTACCGAGGCCGAGCCGGATATTGTGCTCACCCGAGCACGTATTTTCAATCGCGGCCATTGTCGGAAGCGGCATACCAGTTGCCTCTTCGATGATAAAGAGCATATGCCCCTCATGGTGACCACGCATTCGCACCGACGATTCTTCATTTGCCTTGACTCCCGCCACTTCTCCGATAGCGAGCCACTTAGCATTTTTCGGGTCCATCCTAATGAGGAGCTTTGTCAATTTCGCTTTGGGGTGGAGCACCTCGAACCGGGGCCACAACGCCGAGATCTCTGTCCACATACCACGGGTGAGTTGCTTTTCCTTGGGCGCCGTCGTGACCACCCGACTCGGGCGAAAGCAATCGAGGAACCAGAGCGTGAGCACGGCCGCGATAAACGTCTTACCCGTACCCGTCCCACTCTCGACTCCCACATCATGACCTAGAGCAATTTGTTTCATCAACTCGGCGATAGGGTCCGCGTCACCGTCCCATTTATGGTCTGTATATCCTGGGTTGAGGCTCCATACTAAGGTATTTTTCGGGATACCCATACGCTCAACCGCCCAAGCGATAGGGTCCTTACGCCAACGCTTGAAGGGTAGCTTCTTTTCCGCCTTGACCTCGGGTCTCGAAGTTATCCCGAGTAGGGCTTCGTACGCCGTCTTTGTTCCGCCACGAACCGCTCCACTTATCACGCTACTTCTCCTACGGCAAGACGTACGTCGAGTATCGAGTCCGGTACTTCCGTATCGGGTTCGAGAATGGGGTATCGGAGTGTCTGAGCAAAGCGAGCGCCGATCCGGGCGAGTAGCTCTTCCTTTTGATCATCGGTCAAGAACTCACACCCACCGATTTCTTCATTGACAGCGGCACCCATCGCGCCGACAACAAGGTCGAACTGAGCCGCGGTTACTGTACCGTCAAGAGCGATCTCGCGCTTCTGCTCTTCAACCGCTAGGCGACGGCGCTCGGCTACGGTATCCTGGATCTCTTTCCAGGCTTGGTTATCTGAACGGATCACGGCGAGAGCCTCTGACGCCTCCTTGAGTAGAGGTAGGATATGATCAACGTCGAATCCATCTTCGGCGGCTAAGACGGCGGCTTCTAGATGCCGGGCCACCTCTCTCCAAGTCTCGTTAGAGTGTTTTTCTGGAAGCTTGGCTAGAAGATCTCCGAGCCTGGCGTCCATAAGAGCAAGCTCCGACTTGAGGCTCGATAGGTCCGGATCTGTCATAGCGCGTTCCATATTTTGCGCAAGTCGTCGTGGTATATCTTGGGAGTATCCACGAGCCCGGTAATGTGGGGAGTGAACTCCGCGAGGCGAACGGCCACCGTGCAAGTGGCAACGATTACGGCCCGATGTGGGATGCCGTGTACACGGGAAGCCGCCCTCGGTAGAGGTAGTATGTGCTCCGCAGATCGTCCGTACTAGTTCGAGTTCTTTTGACCTTACCGTATCGCGCCACTCTTCCGACCATCGGGTGGAGGGTTTCGTATGACGTATCGCCGGTACGAGTGCTTGGTCAGACATTGTATATTTCCGTTGTGGAGAGAGTAGAGTAGGCTCCGGGACC